GGGGTGTGCCATCTCCGGCCGCGCCAACTAAATGTTCGACCGCTCCCGCCGGCAGCCGGTTGAACGCAGCGGCAATATCGCCGGTTTGCGTGCTGATCATCTGGCCAGCGTGTTCCTGCGCCAGATTGGCCAAGATTCGCTGTTCATTGGTCAGTGAAGGGATAACCGTGCTGTCGGCGTAACGCTGGATCTGTTGAGCAGCCTGAGCCAAGAGCGAGCGGAATCTTTCCTGCCTGAGAAGCCAGGTTTTGCTGACATCCGGCCCGGCTTGCTCTATCTGCGCAGTCAGCAAGCGCAGTTCGTTTTGCAGTTGGTTGAAGATTGGCAGGTAGGCGTTGGTGATACGCAGCAGTGCGTTCGCGTCTCTTTGCAGAATCGCGCTTCTAAAGGCTTGGGCTTGTTCGTAAATGTCCGGCATCGCGCCGGGATGATGGCTTGATGGCTGGGTTTATTGTTTCAATGGCTCCGCTTCACCTTCAGCTTGAACTCAGGAAATAGTGGCCGCTCGAACTCTTCTCGTCCGTCGTGCGAATTATGAACCCACGTGAGCCAACCCTGACAATCCACTTCATACTGTGGCTCGCAGAAACAGAATCCATCCTGCTGATGCGGCAATGAATCGGCCACGGGTAAGACGTGTTGCGTATGTTGAGCATGGAGTACGAGTAATTGCCAGGACATATTTCACCTCAAACCGGCTCAGCAACCTTCCTTACCTCATCAACCACAAGCCGCGCGAACAGTCCCGCAATCTCGCAGTTGGTTTCTTCGTCGTGTTCGTCATCATCCAAATGCAACAACCTGCGCAACTGCGCCGCCGCGTGATTGCATTCGTGAATGATGACATCGTGCGCCAAGTAGGTCTTAGCCAGATGAATCGAAGCGAACAATCGCCCCTTGCGCTGCCAGCACAGACCGACCGCGTAATCACGCACGCCGCGTCCATTGGCTGCGCGCATCGCCTTCAACGTCGGCCAGATGTAGAGGCGAAACGTCACAGCTTGGCCGCCATCAAAGAGCAGAAACGGGACTTGGGCAAAGTGGAGCGGGACTTGAAGCACTACGCATCCATCTCCCCTGGATTCCCACCCTGATTGAACACCGACGCGGCGCGCTCGGCTGCTTTCTCGGCTGCCGCTTCAAGCCGCTTCAATATTTCCTGTACGTCGGCGTTTTCAGCGAGCCAGCCCGATTCGTGCAAAATCTCCAAGAAGGTTTGTGTGTCGAGATGGCCATTGCTCGCAGCCTGGTTGAGCGCGGTCACAGCCTGCGGCGACAAGACGAGTTGTTTGCGCTTCAGGTAATCCAGAATCACACTGCCACCGGTCGCAAGGCCGCCGTACTTCGCCAGATACAGCAACGCCATTTCAAGCCCGTCTTTGAGCGATTGCGCGCTGCTGGTCAGCGGCGCGTCGGCCTTCTGATCGCTGGTGACGATCTCGGTTGCGGTTTTTTGCACCGTTGGCGCGGATTCGAGTTGTAGGCCAAAGATGGCCATACGTTGATCTAAGGCTTTGAGGTCGTTTTCAAAGTAGGTCAGCCCGGCGCCGTCAACGCTCATGTACGCAACGTCGCCGTCTTTATCTACGTCGAAGATCGTGTGCCAGCCAACTTGATTGATCTTGTTCGTTTGCCCGTCGCCCTTCCGCACGATAGCGGGCAGAATCATGTGAATGCCCGTGCGATAGTCGCTGTAGAGGTTGTAGCGCGAGCACTCAATCTGCGCGAGTGGTTCCAAGCACGGGAAAGATTCGAGAAAGCCGGTCTGCTTGCCGCCGTAGATCGGAACGACGGGGATTTCAGTCAATGAAGATGGCCCGCTTGTCTCAAGCGTGACTTGCTCTTTACCGTTCGCGTCCTTGCTGAGTAAGTAAAGCTCCCAACTGCCCGGCCTAAGCACGCGATAGCGCGTTACACTCTTTTCGCCATAAGCGCCGTCCTTTTCGCACGTCATCTCTTTGAACGTGATCTGCGCGAGCCGTGGCCGATTGTTCATTGTTTCGACAATCCAATTGATAGCCTGGTCTTTCTTGTACTTCACCCAATAAGGCCGAATGCCTGCCGCCTTCTCATCTGCCAGCGTGCTACCTTCGGGCAATTTCGGTGGCATATCCACGTAGATAAAAGCATGGCCGTCGCCGATGGCATCGGTTGCAACCTCTTTGGCGAACACTTGCCAGTGTGTGCCCTGAAGATCAATGTTTTCGCCCCAGCCTTCGACTTTGGCGTTTTGTTCGTCAGCTTTTTGCCCAGCGATTTCAACTGGCACGTCAGTCGCGTCAAACTCAGGCGGCTTTTTGAACACGCGGCCAACGAGGGCTTGCAAGGTCGTCTCGGTGTCATTGTGGATGAGTGATTGCTTGAGGCGATAGTTGTAGGCTTCGGCCTCTTCAGCGGGAAAGCGCGTAAGATACTTCGTCGAGCACGTGCGCAGGTGCGCCGTTCCCTTGCGGAAGTCGCGGACGATTTGCAGCTCCGCTATCTGCCGCCGGTAGGATTCAGATTCATAGGCGGGTGAATTCGGGTCTTGAGTTGGTGATGCGTATTCGGCCATTGCGGGCAGAGGATAGCCACGCCCAGGCTTTTATTGTTTACCGGTAGTAGTTGGATTGTTTGAACTCGGTTGCGTTCTTCATTAGATGGCCAATGATGTAACGCTCGGCATCCATAAAGTGAAAGGTCTCTTTGTCTTCAATCTTCTCTGTCGGTTCGCCGTTCTTGTCGAGCTCGCGCGCGTAGGTCTGCTTTTGCTCCAGATAGCCGTTCAGATCGTCAAACACGATGATCTGGCTTCGCTTGTGCGCGCCGTAAACCCGGTCAATTCCGACTTCGACATCGGCGAATTCCGGCCCGCGCACGGGTAAGCCTGGCACTTCCTGGCTGCCCACCTTGCCGCCGGCAGCGAACTCGCGGCGCCATTGATCTTCAGACTTCGAGCCGCCGACGGCGAAAGGTATGCACGGCTCGCCGTCGAGCAGATGCTTTACGTGTTCAACGGCTGAGCGCCCACCCGCTTTGTATTCGCGATAGAGATAGTATTTTTCGGGATTTGTATTTGGCTCTTTGGCATAGAACAGCCCCGCCGTGTTGACGCCGCCGAAGTCTAGGCCAAGATAGCGCGGCCATTCCTTCGGGATTGAGAAGCGCGGGCACTTGTGTTGCGCCTCGTCAAAGCTGTCATAAATCAGCCCCGCCGGACGCGTGAAGATTGCCCGGTAGAACATATCGAACTTCCAGCCGGGCAAGTCACGGCGCGCGCGCTCGAACTCATCCTGCGGGAACATCGGGTTTTCCGTCGAGTCGAAGCGGATAACATCAATGTCCGGGTCTTTGGCTTTCCACTTGTCCCAAATGCGTTGCTTGAGCCAACCCAGGTCATAAGGCGTGGTGGTGATCAACACGCGCCCCATCGCCAACGAGAGGCGGCGCAAGATAGCTTCCCAGCTCGCCAGCTTGAACTTCTTTTGCCCGGCCTCGTCGAGCCAGGCGGCTTTCGCTGTGGCGGATTCCAAAGACTCCGGATCGGCGGCATAGCCAAAAATCACGCGCGTAGGCTGTTCGGGCTTATAACCAAAGGTTCGGCGCTCACCATCTTCCGAGAAAATAAATTGCTTGGTGGGTGAGCTGGTGTAACGGCCAACACGGAGCATCTTTTCGAAATAGTTTTGAAATTCGGGCAGTGCCTTAAGTTCGAGTAGCGTAAAGGTCGGGGTGACGATCATATAATCGCCTGGCCCTTTGCGTTGGATCTCGCGGTAAAGCCAAAGCGGGCCGAAGCTCGTTTTGCCTCCTTGGGTACCAGACAGGACGGCAACGAAGCGTTTCTTGCTCTCCCAAGCCTGCCATTGGCCTTTATGAAAGTTCAGGCTGAGCTTTGCTTCTGTTCGGTTAATCAGCGCCATCAGGCTTTACGGCTTCAATCGTGGTGATCTGTGTAACGGCTTCAACCTTGTGCTCGTGTTTCTCCGTCCACTGCGCCAGCTCAATCGCAGCCTGCTTTTCGTGCTCGCGCAGTTCACGCATTAGGGCAGCGTCGAACTTGTAGACCGCTTGCATTTCAAGCTTGCCATCATCGTTGAAAGCCATCTTGCCTTTGTAATCGCGCACCAACAGGCCGGTTTCGCCGCCTTCAATCTCTTTCGTTTCGGCCATCTTCGCGGCGCGCGCATCAATCAGCGCGTGCATCTTGTCTATGCGGCGCTGAAGGTTGTTCAGCCGGTTCTCTTTGTCTCGAATCCCTGCACCCTTCAGAGCTTCGGCAGACTCGGCAACGATCTGCTCAACACGCGCTTTGAACTCAGGGACAACCTTCCACTTGGCAAAGGCCGCGCGCGACACGCCGCACTGCTCGGCGATCTGATCGTCAGTCTTCTGCCCTTCAGCAACAAGTTGAGCGGCCAGGTTGCGCCGCTCGTCCCATTGAAATTCCGTCAACTTGCGTCTACTTGTTGTTTTCGGTTTGGCTTTCTTCGTTGCCATAAATTCAAACCAGTCGCCGCCGGGACTTCCGGCCAAAGTAACGAGCCATCCCCCTTTGGATTCATTGCTCGTGCATCACAAAGAGCGGAAAGCGACTGGAAGGCGGGAGTTTACGGGGAGTTGATGTTTTATTGCGGATTGAGGATTGAAGATCGAGGATTGAGGATTGTAGAAAGCAAAACGGCTCAGGAGGTGTTTAGCGCACATTCCTGAACCGCGTTGCCGCTTAACAATAGACATCGCTTTGGAGGCGATGAGAATGTGCAGACATCCTACAGTCTTAGCTATCAATTTCAAAACAAAATCATTCTTTAACAAACGGCACGTGCACCAAATCTGCTGCCCTTCGTCTCGCCTCTTGGCCACGCCGGTCGTATCCGGCCGTCACCTTCGGATCTGAGTGCCCCATCAGCTTTTGCACGGTCGAGAGATCGGCGCCAGCGTCCAAGAGTTCACCCGCGTAGGTACGGCGAAGATCATGAGGCGAAAACCTTTCAACGCCTGCTTTTTTAGCGCGGGCCTGTAATGCCTTCCACACAGCCTGGGTGCTTATCGGTTTATTGTCTGCTTTGCCAGATTTATGAACAGCGCAGATCAGCGCGTCGGCCGAAGTGGTAACACCGCGACGACGAAGCCAAACTTTTAGCGCCTCTTGTGCACCGGTAGGCAATGGAACTAGCCGGTCTTTATTGCCTTTCCCTTTTCTAACAACAACGTGGCCCTTATTTTTATCCCAATCGCCTATGGTGAGATTTGCCATCTCTGCGCGCCGCAGGCCCCCGCCGATTAGCAATCCCAGCATTGCCGCATCCCGTAACCCTAGCAAGGTCTTTTCAGTGGCGCAGCTTTCAAATAGCACCCGCATTTCTCCGTTAGACAAACTGCGTCCGCGCTTCACGCGTTCACCTGGAATTGGCTCAATATCGGCGGCGCGCTGATAGTTTTCGTGGCTCATTAGCCCTAACTGCCAAGCTTTTCGTAAGACTCCGCGCAGAGCGGCTAGTTTTTTATTTGCGGTATTAGGGGCCAAGCTCTCAGCAAGTTTAGAGCGAACAGCCTGGACATGCGCGTTGGTTAAGGTGTGCCATTCAATAGCCAGCATCGCCTCTTTGTTACTTCTTGGTAGATCGCGCCGCAGCAGGCGAGCAATAGAGGCCAATGCTTCAATCATAGCGCGGCGCGAGCCGCCGGAAAGTTTAGCGATATAGGCAACGGCCGGGTTCTCGTGAATCTGTAAGCGAGCAGAAGAGTTAATAACGACAGACGCCTGCTCTTTTTCGAGACTGAGAACACCCCTTCTCGCAACCCATTTCTCCGCGCTGGGCAAAAACGCTAGCTGATTATCCGTTACGTTTAATCGGGGTTGGAATTGCTGGATAAGGGCTTTTTCTGCCGCGTCTCTCTGACTGTCGCTCTTGATTTCTAACCAAGCCAACCGGAAGCGCCGCATCGCTTTTACATCGGTCGGGTCGCATAGATGATTTCGGACATGGTGATGCCCGTACCAGCGATGGCGGATATTAGTACTCTGACCGATATAGACAACAGCACTGCCGTTCTCGATAACAAAGTAGATACCTGCGCACTGCGGCAAATAATACGTCTCCGATAAAAGGACATAAGGCAGATTGAACGGGTCTAGTTCTTCGGCTTTTTCTTTGACGGCTTCGGTCCCGGCTTCAGCTCCGGCGGCTTCGCGTTCTCCGGTATTGCCCAAAAATTCCCGCTGGGCGTCTCCATCTGTATCGCTCCTGGCAAAGTCCCATTTTGAAGCCAGGTCATTACCGTCGTGTAAGGCTTGTTGATCGTCTTGGCGTATTGTCGAGGTGAAAGCATCTTGGGCTTGCTCATGCATATTATCGTAACCTCTACGGCTATTATAGGGCAAGGTTTTTATCAAACAAGGGGAATCTTCGTTATGATTACGATAATTCTAGCAGCCTTAGTCGTTCTCGTCTCGGATGGGAAGTCCTTCAGCCTTGCGCTTCCGGTCATACCGCAACTGAATCCACTGACGCGCCCATTCTTTGACGATTGGGGCAATCAGGCCAGAGCCGAGAACTGAAAGCACAGGCACGGCGAGCGCGGCCAAGACAGACGGATCGGCGAACGCGAAATACACCGCATTCAGCAGCGCCGGGAGAGCGTAGGTGTCAGGTTGATTATCCAATTTAATGCCGTCCGTCATTTCAGGCCCGTCACGAGTAGGTTTACGCCCGGCACGATCAGCTTGAGCGCAACCGAGGTGATGGGGGAATCTAGCCAGGCGGCGAGCTTTGAACGCTTCGCCGCGTTAATTGCCTTGTTGAGTAGTTCAGTTTGCGCGCTCAGTTGTTTCTGAAAGCCGGCCAACCGCTCATTGACATTGGCCAATTGTTCGTCGGCCAGCTTGTCGGCCCGGCGCAGCGCGTCACGTTCAGCCTCTAAGAGTTGGATCTGTTGCTGGAGGTTCGCAATCAATTCCCTGCTTTTCTCCAGCTCCGCTTTGTCGAGTAAGACTTCACGCATTTGTGCCGGCGGCAAGCAACGATGCTCAGTCTCGCCAATCCGCACAACCCAACTTTGATCCTTGAGCTGTTCGATCAGCTTCACGTCCAGTGTCTGGCAATGCGCGGCGCCAACCATCACGCCAAGCCAGATAGCCAGGCCAATCAGCGAGAACCGCAGCACCGTGAATAGCCACTCTTTGAGCGTCAAAGGCTTGCCCTCACCGCTTCCGCGTCTGTAAGCGATTGAATGCGCGCCCTGGCCTGCTCAAGCTCCGCGCGGATTTCGTCCTCCCTGCGCCGGGCAATCTGAAGCGATTGAGCCGCCGTGTCCGCTCGCGCTTTTTCGTAATCGCGGTCTTTGGCCAATTTGTTGTAAGCGTCATTCAGCCGTTCGCAGTGGTTCTGCCAATTCAGGCTTGATTTTCTCCACGCGAACAACTGCGCTTCCAGTCGCTTGTTTTCGGCGCTCTGCAGCTCTTGCCACCAGGCGGCCAGGCGCGGAATCCATTTAAGAATCAACTTGAGCATCTCAGCCTCTATTGCGAAGCCGTGAAGCTCG